AAGCGGTGATTCACTTCTGCGTTGCGATGATTAAACAGCGTGGTCAAGGCGGTCTGGTCATCAACGAAATCGGAGAAGCCCAGCAGTATTCGACCCGTGACGTGAACGGCCAAGCCGACGAGACGCAGGGCTACGACTTGCTCGATGACTTCCGTCAGGTGTGGGGTCGGAACTAATGTCTCGTACCGCCGTTCGAGCGCAGGTTGCTACCTACCTGAGCGGCGCTGGCGTGACCTTCCTCAACACGGTCAAGCCATTTCCTGCCAAGTTCACCTCCGAGATGGAGTTCTTTCAGGGCGAAGACCCAGGACATTCCTCGGGTGCGATTGTCTATCTCTACATCGCTTCCCAGAAGGAAACCCGAATCGCATTGGGCGGTGCTCACAACGGTCGCAAGGCTATGGAGTACGAGTTCGTTCTGGACTGCTTCATGCGCTCGACTCACCGCAAGTCCGAGGACGCTGGTGCGGACAACGACACCTTCCTCGACTCTCTGGTCACGGCCATTCGTGCGGATCGCAACGCCGGAAACCCCAGCCTCATCTTCCAATGGGGTGAAGGTAACTTCCCTGGAGGCGTAGACCTTGACATCACCTCCTACTATCCTCGTACCATCAACGGCTCTTCGACCACGACTCAGGTCTACTCGCAGGTTCGTGTGATGGTCATCGAAATCGACAACACCTAAGGAACCCAAATGGCTCAATACAACTTCATCGGAACCGAACCCACCGTGTTCGTGAACGTACAACTCGATGACTCTTCGACCCTGCTCGCCGTGCCTGGCGAAACCTACGAACTCGCAGTTGACCCTGCCGACGCTCGTCTGGTTCCGGTCACCTCCGCTCCGGCTCCCAAAGCCCCTGCACCAACCGCCCCAGAAGCCCCTGTGACGGCCCCAGAAGCCCCTACAACGGCTCCTGCGTAGTTTCTAGACCCAACCCTCTCAAATAAGGAGAATCGCCTCATGGCCTTTATGTCAGTCAACAGTTATCTCGGGCTTGCGCTCGAGAGCACTCGTGGAACCGCCGCCGCAGGAACGTACACTTACATCCCCGTCAGCGCTCCCCAGGTGAGTCCTATGCTCCAATGGCTTCGTGACGAGGCTCTGCGTGGATCTCCGGTCAGTCTCTATGACCAAATTGCCGGTGTGCGCCACGACGAAGTGGATCTCAAAACTTTTCTCTACGCCGACTCATTCCCCCTGCTCCTTGCCTCGGTGCTCGGCCCCGACTCGGTTTCGGGCTCGACGCTCTACACCCACGTCATCGGTTTGCAGAACAACGCCTCGACGGGTTCACAGCCTCAGTCGGTCACCATCAACAACTTCGACGGTGGCAACGCCTTCCAAATTGCCGGTGCTCAGGCCGCCTCGATGGACATCACCTTCGGCGCTGACAAGGCCGTAGAAGCCTCCATCAAATACATGGGCCAGCCGTGGACTACTCCGACTCCGACTGCGACCTACGGAACCGAAGCGCTCATACCTGGTTGGGACACCGCCATCAGCATCAACTCTTCGACCTTCCTGAACATCATGGACGGAACCTTGAAGATTGACCGCAAGACTACGCCTATCTTCACCGCCGGTCAGCAGGGGCCTCACACGGTCTTTGCTGGGCCTTGTGACGTGTCGGGTTCGTTCACGGTGGTCGTGGAAGCGGCAGACGCCTTCACCATCGGATCAACCGCTTACGGTCTCTACCGTGGTGCTTCTGCTATCCCTATGACCCTGACCTTCACCGACCCCTCGGACGTGACCTCAGCGACGAACCACAGCATCAAGTTGCAGATGAGCGACGTTCAGTTCCACGACCCGAAGCGTTCGGTCGGCAAGGAATACGTCGAACTCACCGTCAACTTCGACGCCCAGGCGAACACCACCGATGCGACCAACGGGGGCTATGCTCCTATCAAGGCAACTGTGAAGAACGCAGTCGCTTCCTACGTCGCTTCCTAGTCCAACCAAAGGGGAAACAATGCCAGCCATCGAACTGCCAAACGGCCAGTCCGCAATCATCTACTCGAAGGACGAAATCTCCGAGCGCACGGTTCGCAACATCACCCGTGCATTTATGAAAGCGGCGGCCATCGGTGGCGAACTGGTCAATGCCGGTGCGGATCTAACCAACAACGCTCAAGCGGCAACAGCGATGGCTGGCCTTAGCGAAGAACAGCAGAATGACCTGGTCGGATACGAGCCAGCCCTTATCGTGGGCTTGCTTCGCTCGTGGACGCTCGGTGACCTACCCACCCTTGAGTCAGTCCTTGACCTGCCTCAAAACATCTTCAAGGCTCTGGCGTTCGCTTGCAACGCCGAGTTCAACCGGACAGATGACTTCTCTCCTGACGGTGCGATAGACCCAAAAGCGCCTACCGCCGATTAGGGCGGCTTCGGATTGCCCTCAAGGGGGAGTCGGGCGATGACCCCGATGCCGAAGTGATGTCGTTGTACCGTGAGTTTCGCTACCGCAAACTCTTTCAGATGACCCATGAGCAGTACCTCGACGAGCCTCACCGCATCGTCACCTGGTTGCTCGAGATGGATTCAATCATAAACGAGGTTTCTAATGGCTAACGAAATCCAAATCATAATGAAGAACACCGCAGAGTTCCGCAAAGCCATTGAAGCAAAGATTGCCATCGTCGACGCCGCCAACAAGTCCATCGTTGCTAAGGGCGGTCAAGCAATCGCTCGTGAAGCAAAGAAGGTCTTTCTCGGTTCACCCACCAGGAAGGGGCCGAACGGTCGAGGCAAAGGACAGCAGGGACAGAAGTCTCCGTCATGGCCACGCCCTACCAATCGCACCGGACACCTGCGAGACTCCATCCGTGTCGAGGTCAAGCAAGAAGGCCCAGGGCGCTGGTCATCTACCACCGGCCCGACCACCATCTACGGTCGCAGAGTCGAACTCGGAGGGGGCGCTAATCGACCCTTCCCCTACATGGAACCTGGCTTCGAGAAAGCCCTACCGGAACTCAAAGCAATTTACAGATCGGAGTGGGCTAAGGCCCTCGCATAATGGCTGGATTCCTTCCCCCCGTAATCGCTGAACTCTACGCCGAAGGAACTCAGTTCTTCGCCGAGATGGACAAAGCCATCGTCAAAGTCGAGGAACTTGGAGCCGCCTCCAAAGAATCTTCGGGCGTCATGGGTTCTCTCATGGGTGGCCCAATGGTTGCCGCCGCCGCTATCACGGTGGGCGCTCTCTTTGAGGGAGTGAAGTCTGCGCTAGATTACAAGAAATCTCTAGAAGAAATCCAACACCAGTCAAACGCTAGTGCCGCCGAAGTTGAACGCCTCGGCTCCAAAGTTCTTGAGGTGTCAAACCAAACCGCCACAAGCAACAAAGAAATTGCCTCCGCCTATCTTGAAGCGGAGAAGGCTGGACTCCGCAAGTCAGCCGCCGACAACCTCGTGACCGCATCGGCCAAAGCCGCATGGATTACGGGTGGCAAAGTCGTAGACATAACCAAGACCCTTATTGCCGCTCAAACCCTGCAAATCGCAAAGGGAATGTCCACGGCTGAAATCACCGACCTACTGGTGAACGCCAACAAAGCCCACCTCGGTTCCATCGACACGCTCGCCAGCGCCCTCCAGGGTCGTGTCGGAGCCGCCCTTGCCTCGCACAATGTCGGGCTTCAAGAAAGTCTGGTCATCACCGATCAACTCTCAAAGGCTGGGTTCTCTAACTCTCGAGCGATGGTCTCATTCGCCAACGCTATTGGCAAGGCCGAAGCCCCGACCAAGACGCAAGTCAAGTCGATGCAGGCGCTTCACATCAACTCTGGTTTGCTCGGAACAATGCTGACCAAGCCCAACGGAATCATCCAGGCTGTTCAATACTTGGGACAAGTCTCCAAGACCACGGGGGAATCAGCCGGAAGCCTTGCTACCGCCGTGTTCGGTGCTGGAGCCTCTGGTGGTGCAACCATCCTCATCAACAACGCCAAGAACCTTGCCAACGCCTACGAGCAGTTGAAAGGATCGGGCGCTGACTTGAACAAGCAAATGGCAGACGTGAAGGGAACCGCCGCTTTCCAAATCAAAGAACTGATGACGCAACTCAAAAACGCCATGACCCAACTAGGTCTGGTGGCTCTTCCCATTGTCCTCAAAGCCGTCAACTTACTGACCTCGGCATTGAACTCAATACAAAAGTTCTTCAAGGGAACGGAGGGAAGCGCCATTCTTCAGACCATCACGGGTCATGGCAAGGGTGGTCGAGCGCAAGGTGCGAAAGACCTTGGCGGTCAAATGTGGAACGACCTTCTTGGAACAATCGCAAACATTCCAAAAACATTGGATGACTTTGTCGGGGGCCATCCCGAACGGGTATTCACAGACCTCAGCAGGAGTCGCAACATTCCTAGTTGGCTGGGATACAACAATCTACCCGATAAAGGCAAGAATGCATTATCTGGCGGCAAAACCACCTTCAATCTCAACATTCATGGTCATCACTAATGGCTGAGGTTCCTAACTCCAGTACGGGCAACGACCAAGAAATCAACATCAACCTTGACGTGAACCTAATCGTCCAGGCTATTGCGAATAACCCGACTGCGCTCAACGCTCTGGCGAAAGTTCTTCGTGACCAACTTCTCAAGGACGCTCGTCAAAAGGGAACGCTGTTTCGTCAATGGGGCGGGACTAAATGACTCAGATTGCTTCGCTTCCCGTACTCAAGGTCTATGTAGCGTTCAGTCCTACGGCTGGTTCCAATACGCTAATGACGGCTCAGACGGTCGCTCTTTCTAACTCCTACTGGACTGACGTGACGGCGTATGTTCGAGACTTCTCAACTCAAAAAGGCCGTCAGCACTTTCTGGCTCAGATTGAAGCGTCCACTCTCTCGATGACGGTGGATAATCGAACGGGCTTCTTTATGGGGAATCCGAATCAAATCGCCGCTCGACTTCCCATCGCTATCACGGCTACTTGGAGCGGAACGACTTATCCCATCTACTACGGAATCACGGAATCGGTGGACGAGAAACTCGGAGACGTGCTGAATACGGATCTCCAGATTCGGGCTTCGGACTTGCTCAAGTTCTTGTCTCTGCGGTACTTGACGAATACGACTCTCTACTCGACTTACGCTCAATCGACGAACGCTTATAACTGGTATCGGTGCAATAGTCTCAGCACTTTGGCGGACTCGAGTCGTGGTCAAGACGGCGCTGTCGTGGGTGGTCTCAATACCAGACCGAGCCTCACTTCGGGCGCTCTTATGTACGATACGAATCAAGCGATTGACTTGACGGGTGGGACTGGCTCTCCGGCTGGTTATCTGAACTTGACTCCAGGTGCCTATAACCCACCTCCTTTTTATTATCTAAATACCTTCATCGACTTCTGGTTTCTGGGAAGCGGAACGAGCGGTCAAGTAATCCTGCCCTCGGCAAGTGCCGAAGTCTCCGTAGGTTCTGACGGCTGTCTTAGTGTCGACGGAGTCGGATCGGTGGGAACTCCGGTCAATGACGGACTGTGGCATCACATCGGGTTTGGACTAGATGGGGCAACGGGGTTTCAAGGAGTAGTAGTTGACGGGGTTGTTTATGCGACTAGTTCGGCTCCCGCTATCTTTGATTACAATGGGAACTGCTGGCTGGGCTCAAAGAGTTCTAGCGGAACGGCTACGGGGGACGCTGGTCTTAGTGCCTCTATCGACGAAGTGGTCTTTTCTTATTCTACGGGTGTGGGAACGTCGCTTCTCCCCGAGGTTCAGAGTCGTTTCGTGGCGGGTTCTTTGCTCTATAACTCCGCTCAGACGGCGGACGCTG